TAAAAGAGAAACAAACGTGATGGGACCCGAGTACGTCGCAATTGCTCTTACTGCGGTGGTCTCAGCAATTACCGCCGGTGGGTGGACTGCAGGTAAAATTTTAGAACGTCAAACCGAACGTGTAAAGCAAGCGTTCGAGTATATTAATTCACAGAAAAGGAGAATTGATTTGCTTGAAGATCAGATTAATCGCATGCCTATTGACTATGTTTTAAAGGTTGATTTTCTGAGGGAAATCCAGGGATTGCATGATCATTTTAAGCAAATCAACACAAAACTTGATAAGCTTATTGAAAAGCTTTTGACAAAATGAGCTACATATTAGAACTACAAGAAAACAAGGATGGTGAAATCTTTGTTGTTTTTCCAGATGACATGACTGAAGAATTGAACTGGAATCAAGGAGATATTCTTCAGTGGGATTTAAAAAGTGGTGGAATTATACTGAGTAAAGTCAATGATAATCCTGGCGTAGAGGTTTTAGAGGAATGATTTATTACGGCGGCGAAAGCAATGTCCCTGGCGCACCAGGTAATGTTGGGGGTTTTATTGCAGGTGGTAATTTNCTGGGTGGCCAAGGTAGCGCCATTAATCCTGACTTACTAAGACGTGATTCACGCCAACAAAAAATTTATAATAAAGGCGTAGGAACCGATAATCCCTTTGAAAAGGAAACCTTTTTAAAAAGAACAGGACCCCAACTTCCACCTTTAGCGGGCACCAGCAATATGACCAACGCCNTGCTTTCTCTTGGTCCAAACATCATTGGTAATGTTGCTGGCATGCAGTCTGCAGCACTAGCAAGAAACCCCATTAATATTCCGAACATTCGCGGTTTCTGATGCAAGTTCCTGCTGTACCATTAGGTCCGGCTTTAAATATTCCTGATCCCTTTGTAATACCTACTCCGGTGTTAGAGCTTCCATCGGCTTTAATACCGGACTATGAACCATTGCCCCCATACCTGGATCCAGGGGAAGCTGAACAAGTCGTTCTTCCGGCTCCAGTAATTAATGAGGAAGAGAAAGAAGAAGAGGAAAAAAAATCAGAGCCTGAGCCAAAGCAAGAGGTAGTGAAGGAGAAAATCATACCAAGAGATTTTATAGAAAAAACTTTACCTCCACCAATTAAACCTGTTGTCATACCTCCGATGCCACAGCCAGTGGTTGAGGAGCCAGAAACACAAATAAAAGAAACAACAACAGTACAAATACCAGGGACAGAAATAGAAGTTCCTGTTCCAACAGCAGAAATAATGAGCGCTGCAGCTACTACTAGTGTTATTAGTGTTGGAGCTACACTTGCAGCAACAAGCGTATTCAAGCGTTTAGTTACTGTCTTAAAACCTGTGATTCAACAGGTCGTGAATAGGATTCAGAAGTTAAGGGGGAAGGAGGCAAAAAGCTGGGCAAGGCAGAGACTGGAATCACGTCTGCACAGATCGCATAAAAAGGAGAATCTGGTCTAAGTGTATAACCTAATTTCATTATTTTTACACATTCTTTTACTCTCACTAATTCATAATCCAGTCGTTCTTTTTCTATTTTTCTCCGGGCCAATTCCTTACATAATTCAACTGCCCCGCCATCCAGAGGAACTGACAAACTGGCTTGAACACCAAAATTTTGACTGATTGATGGCCAATGTTTAATTGACTGTCTTGATTCTGTCTGCATTACATAAGGAGTAATGCTTAGTACAGATCCATTACAGTAATGACCCTTACCGTAGCTTTGGGTTGAAAGACTTCCTTGATTGATCTGGACAGCCTGGTTAGCAACTGAGCCAGTAATTGCAGCCTGAGGATTTGCTACGTTTGTTGTCTTAGGCTCATCAGCCCTAACAGGAAGAATTATTGCGAGAATACAGACAAAGATGTAGTAGTAGAAGTTGTGGTAATAGTGCGGGTAATATCTTCTGTTTCGACAATGCCAGCGGCTCTTTCCACGATTTCCAATTGATATTCTAAAGTGGGATCTACGATTTCCCATGAGGTTCCTGAGTTGGAAATGTATCCATCAGTGCCGTCACTGGTATTTACGGCCTTGACGTTTTGACCTTTCCAGGTGGTTACATCTCCACCATAGCGTTTAATTGAAATTGTTTCGTTAATTGTTTGTGTTGAATTTGTTGTTTGAGTCATGCTCCCTGTCGTAAAATTAGGAGTAACTCTTTGAGCAAAGGCTGGAGCTGAAACCAGAAGAATCAATAAAATTTTTAACATTGTACATAAAGTAATTTACTTTCTTTTAGTTTAGAATCACCTAGATTACATATTATGGAAAAGCTAGTGACAGGAAAATTAAAAGATACTTTGGTTTCTTTGGTGCCAGCCGCCGTCTTGGCTTGGGCACTTTCCATACTTACCGCTGGATACCTAGGAATGGCAAAAAATATTGATGCTGCCTTTATTAGCAGTCTTGTTACATCAGTACTAGCAAGCTATGGAATTTCTAGAGCTGATAAAAGTAATGATAAAATTAAATGATGAAATAAAATAAGATGGCACAAGACGATTCTAAATATACAAAACCTGCTTTACGCGAAAGGATTAAGAAGCGCATTACAGCTGGCTCTAAAGGTGGCAAGCCCGGCCAGTGGTCTGCTCGTAAAGCACAGATGGTTGCTGCTGAATATAAAAAGAAGGGCGGTGGCTATAAAGGTGGAGAGGGCAAGAAGCAAAAGTCTTTGAAGAAGTGGGGTAAAGAAGATTGGCAAACAAAAGATGAGTACGAAAAAGGCAAGGCGAAGAAAGCAGCTAAGGCAGCGAAAAAATACAAGAGTAAAAAATAATGGCAGATAAAGCAATCAAAAAAGACGGCACTACCAAGCGCTATCTTCCCAAGAAAGCCTGGGCCGCCCTTTCTAAAGAAGAAAGAGAAGACACCGATCGCAAAAAAAGAGAGGGCTCCCGCAAAGGAAAACAGTTTGTTCCCAATACAGAAAANGCAAAGAAAGCTGGAAAAGCTGCTAGGATGTACAAAAATAAAAAAAGATAACAGTGGACGCCAAAGCCAGACTTAAGGAAATTATTGACTCCTATCTTAATAAAGATGGTGGAGAAGCAATTGATACTGGTATTGTTGCAGGCCACTTAGCCCAAATGAAAATGTTTGGCATCCGACAGGGTGTAGAATTTTTTCCCGCTCAAGACAACTTTGGCAATCAGCGCAAAGATTTTTTAGATCGTGTTATTAAATATAATTCTTTAGATACAAGGCTAGATTCTATTTGGGATTATTTTCTTTGCGATGGTCAGGGATTGTTTTATGTTCGATATACACCCAATAATTATCGTCTTTATTATTTCAGAGCCCATGAGTATCGTAGCTTTTACGACGTTGATGGGGACTTGGATGAAGTCGTGGTCATCTATAGCTATAAAGTAAGACAAGGCTTAGGTTTTCAGCAAGACATCCAGGCTCAAGACTTAACCGGCCAAGAATATGGTGGTAAACCAGGAGCAAAAAGATACATTAGGTTATCAATTAAACGTAAAACAATTGAAGAAACCCACTCAGAAGCTGAAATTTCTTTTGATACAAACCATCAGAATATAAACGGTAAAACCAAAACATTTAAAAATAGTCTCGGTTTTATTCCTTGTGTAGAAATCTTCAATANTCCCAAGGGTTTCTCCANCGAAGGATCAGGTGAATTTGNTGCCTTNGCTAATCATATTGTTACTCATGATGAGATTGTTCGCACAATGCGAAAGAATGTACAGTTCTTTGGTAACCCAACATTGTTATCTTCTCGTCCCAAGACAGATTTGATGGAAGCGGGAGGAGATTCTGTTGTTCAAAGACCATCAATTGCAGCCAACTCTGGCTTTGTTGGTTCAGGACCATTAAGTCAATCTAGGTTTAAAGCTGACCCAATCATGAGAGGGTCCGATGGACAGATCAGAGTCCCAAGAGTCATTGCAAACTTAGAACCCAATGATCGTGTTGGATATATTGTTCCTGACGCAATTACTGGAGATCAGAATGCTTTCTCTAGGCAGTTTAGAGAAGAAATTCGTACTTCATTAGGTGGTGTAGATGAACTTTCTATTTCTGCTGGTGTTACCGCAACTGAATATAAATCGTTATTTGGACGTGTTTCGGCTACTTCTAAAAAGAAAGCTACATCTATTTATACATATGGTATTTGTAGATGCCTTGAATTGATTGTTTTTCAAGAAGAAAAACTGTTCAGAGAATCACTGGCTGCGGCGGCGGGACTTGAGAAACCGATTGACTTACCAGAAGAAGCTAGTGACGAAGAACTTAGGGCGTATTCAATGGCTATGGATACTTTTGAAGAACAAGTCAAGCGTTTGATGATGGCTTGTTTGCAAACCCAACAGTTGCCTCCAGGTATTGAAGGCTTGATTCCAGATGGAGATTTAACCGTTCAGTGGAGATGGATGGGTCCTGTATATGAAGATTCCACGCAAGATATTTTAAATAACTCTATAGTTGTTAGAAACCTGCAAGAATTAGGTGTTGATAGTATTGAAGCACTGAAATACCTCTTTCCGTCCAAGACGGATGAGGAACGGGCCGCGATGTTGTCGGGGTTCCCGTTCAGGATGGTGGGTGAATTACAGAGTGCATACTCTCAATTTGCTCGCCTGGTGGGGGGGATGATGCAGACACCCCACCCNCAGTCACCGGATCTTCCAATGGCTGCGGATCCCAGGTTGGATTTAACGCCATATCTGTATCGAACCCTAGAAGCATTACAAAAGGAGATGAGTTATGCAGGACGCTACCGTCCAATCGACCCCACAGATGAGCCAAGCCCAGCCGGCCGTAGCACCAAGCAGCTACGTCGCGGCAGCACCCGCACCCCAGGCGGTGGCGGCACCTCAGGCTCCAGTGGCTTATCAGGTGGGTACCAGCTACCCCCAAGCGGTACCTCAGGCAGTGCCCAGCTACCAATCAACCCCTATTCAGTACGCCCCCCAATCCCAACCAGCGCCGGAAGCTCCGCAGGTGGGGAATCCATGGGAATCGGCGTTCAACAAGGTGGTGAACCTGCTGAGTACACCAGTTCAATCCCCGTTCCAGGGACAACCCTCGCAGCAGACGACTCAATATACCCCGGCCAATTACGGAGTAACGAGCAACCCAGCTACGTTTCAATCGGATCCGCAGACCTGGTCAACAAACCCGACCTCATATTCCAACTCTTCCCGAACTTCCTCGATGTCGTCGGGGAAACTTTACGGCCTAGAGGCACAGGCAGCCCACGCGGAAGTCAACAACGCGATCGCGGATTATTACAATCTGAGCGACGAGAGCAGGGACGTGATCAACGCGCACGGCGTGGAAGCTCCGGCGATTCTGAATCAGTACGCCCTAAACCTCGAAGGACTGGTAGACAGCGCCCTGGCGTGGGGAAGCAGAGCAACAAGCGCAATTAGAGGTTACGCTAATTTCGCTGTTAATGAGCATAATGAAAACCTTGCTTACAACGAGATCCTTACGAATCCCGACACTCTCAGCGATTACACTCTGAAGTTCTTCGGTCCAGAAGGTCCTTATCCTGTTTACGAAAGCGAGGCAGAACTGGAAACACCCGGCATCCGCACTGCGACTCCTGGTGCCCAATATAATTTCCCCGCACCTCCTTCCTCTGCTGCTCCTCAAACACCTCAAAATTTCTGGGGTACTTTCCAAGAGCAGATGGCTCGTGATCCCCAACAAGCTTGGAGAATCCTGAACCAGGCACAACCCCAAACAGTTGCAAACAAACTGTTTGTGATGGAATGATTTTAAGCCGGTGATTAGTAAAATTACCGGCTGCTAAAATCTTTGTTAGATAAGACACAACATGTCTGAATCTTTCACCCGATAACAACACTTCCTAAGACACTGGAGGATGAAACAAAGTGTTTATTGATAACGATTTTCCAAAAATTCTAGGTGCGGAACTTTATCGTCCTCACCCTGCATACGTTTGCGAGATGGCTGTTGAGCCCGTCGTGGTTCATGACTTTACTCGTCAGCCCGGCCAAACCGTTCAGCTGGACCGCTATAAGTTCTGGGGAACCCCCGGTACGAAGGACAGCCGCGAGCGTATTGCTGACCAAACCATTGGTACTGCTAACAGCCGTAACATCACCAAAGAAAAGGTGCTTGTTGTGCTGAAGGAATACACCGGTCCTGCAGACCCGGGTGATCCTACCCAACCTTCCACCTTCAAGATTGCTCGTGAAACCCTGATTACTGCTCAGCGTTTGCTGCTGGACACCGGTAATCTGAATATGTTCCACCAGTCCATCGGCTCTCTGACGCTTCTGGATGACTATCGTCGTTGGCGTGATCGCGTCTTCATTGATGAACTGGCCAAAGCAGAAGCTATCGGTGTAGCTTCCAGCTCACAAGGCGGTTACTATTTTGCTGGTAACAAGACCAAGGATTCTTCTGGTCGTATTGCTTACACTGCTGCTGAGTATCTTACTCAAAACCAACAGTTTTCTGTTCGCACTGACCTGCTGACTGTTGTTAAGGACCTGCGTAAGCGCAACGTTCCTACTTTCTCTGACGGCCTGTATCGTTGCATTTGCGATCCCGTGTTCATGATGCATCTGCGTCGTGATCCCGACTTCCGTGAGATCGCTCGTTACGCCGGTGCTCCTGGTCAAGGCATGTACATGGGCAACCCCATGATGCCTAACAACTCCAGCTTCTACATGGGTCCCCAAGCTGGTCAAGGTTATTTCCTGGCTGGTGAGCCCGTGATGCCCACTGGTGCTCAATTCGAAGGTGTTAAGTTCTTCGAGTCCACCAACTTCCCAAGCAAGAATATTACCGCTTCCTTTGATGGCACCGGTGGTACTTATGCTTCTAGAGAAGTTTCCCAAGGTTTCTTCTTTGGTCCTCAAGCTATTGGTGTTGGCGTCGGCGGTCCCAACGCTCAGGTGCTCATCAACAATAACGATGACTTCAGCCGCTTTATCATTCTGATTTGGCAACTGTACGCTGGCTTCGAGATCCTCAACAAGGACTTCGTTACCAACGCATTCAGCTTTGTCGATGATGATGGTGTGGTTTGATTTTTAGTTAACTAAACATACAAAGGAGAGATAGATGAGCTACTTATCTGCAAAGAAGATTTACCCAGGTAACCAAACCTCGGCTCTTAACGGTTGGTATAAGAACATTGATACCAACGATGATTCAACCAATGATGCCTCTAAGGGCGGCCCCACTTCTGTGCTGTCCACCCCAGGCTATCGCTACTTCCAGCAACGTGGTTATGTTGAAGTGGCAGTTACTTCCGGTAGCGCTATTGCAACCGGCAATGTGATTGTTCCTTCTCCTTATAGAAACGATGACACACGCCCTGATATTACTGGCTTAGTAATTTCTGGTAACAGCACTCAGCCTGCTTATGTGTATCGTACCGCTATTTCCGTGGCAAAAGGCTGGGGCGACAAGCGCGTTGCTTCAGGTGTGTTTGCTTCTACCGGCAACCTGATTTCTTTCGGTCGTGACTCCGCTGGTCCTACCGCAGCTTCCGGTGTTGGCGAAGGCGTCATTCAAGCAAACCTGACCTCAACGGTTTCCGGTGATGCCGCAACGAAGATTTTCTTCTCTGGCACTTCCCAAGCTTTTGGTTCACATCCTTTCTTAACTGCTACCGGTGCTGCCGGTGTGTCAGGAAAAGTTGTGAATTATGAAGCAACCGCCGCAACCACTATGAAAGTGTTTGCCAAGGGCGCTGCTAATGATACCAGCACTTCGGGTGGTTATTACATCTCCGATGCTGATTACAATGCAGGCCTGAGAGGTTATCTGGTTGTAGAAATCTGCTACATCCAACCTGACGAAGCACCTGGTTACGAAGATATCGAAGCCTACATTCCGGCTCGCACCATTTCCTGATAGATAGGGTAAACTAGGACCAGGTATTAATATCTGGTCCTAATGCTTTATCAACACAAGAAAACAGGTGCTCGCGTAACAGTTGTTAGTGAGTGGGATGATGGCGAATGGTTTATGCTGAAAGATCAAGATGATCGAATTTTCACAGCACACAGAAGTGAATTACTTGAAGATAAACCGGCAACAGCAAAAGTTAAAACTCTTCAAGTAAAAGACAAAGCATCAAAAGAAGAACCTAGAGTTTTTCCACCAGATAATAGATTAAGTATTAATGGTGCAACGTCTCAAATGATTGCTGATCACGTCAAAGGGATTGGCATGAAAACTGCAAAGGAAATTAAAGATCTTCAGATGTCTTTATCGGGCGAAAGATTTAACAACCTGGAGCAGTTAAGACAAATCAAAAGAGTTGACTGGGATTCTGTTTTTTCAGCAAATATCATTCGCCTCTAATACTTGCCCCGCACAGCGGGGCTTTTGATTATAACAATTTATAATTAGTTGATAGCAAGAGATAGCAGTGCAACTTTCTGATTTTGACAAAAGTAGAGTAAGGTACCACCTTGGTTACTACACTGTTTCTGTGCCAGCAGGTGACTATGCCAGGCTGGAAGAAGCAATGAATACAGTACCTGATTCTTTCTTTTATGACAGAATCATTATTCAAATTGGTCGTTGTGATACGGCAGAAAAGAAAACAGAAGTTGCGTCTACTCCTTCTACTCGTTTAGAAACAATTGCAGGTGACGTTGATAGAACGATCCGATCTAGCAATGCAAAAGAAGCATTAAAGGTTTGGGATGAGATCTATCTATACGAAACCAATCGTCTTGCTGGCATCCTGTACGTTCCAAACTACAAGGATCCATTCCAGGCACGATATCGATTTGATCGATCTGGCGCTGAATTTATCCAGGCATTACCTGGTCCTGCTGACACTGCTGTTGGTTCCCGTTTGTATTTACGTGAGGTTGCTCGCTAATGCCTATTCCAATCCTAGGACCAATAGGAGAAATTTTTAATTTAGGTGTAAATAATATTCTTTCTTCTCAACAACGTAATCAATTGCGCGAGCAAAATCCTGGTTTTCTCGGTCAGGCACAAGCTGGTTTATATGGTTTAGCACAAACATTAACTGGTGGTCCTTCTTCTATTTTGCCTCAAGCGGTAGAAACAGTTCAACAAGTTTATGGTTTGAAACCAAAACCTCAGCCAACTGAATACTATGGTCCAGCTTATGCTTCTGCAGAAGCTTTAGGTTTACCTAGTGGCAGAGGTGGTTTAGATAAAAAGTATAAAGCAGAAGAACTTAAAGCAGGTGGTCAAACTCCCACTCCCGCCCCTGTTGTTACAGCTCCAGTAGTACCTGGTCAACAAACAGGAAACGCTGGAGCCATGGAAACTTATATGCAATTAAAGCGGCAAGCAAAGACTCCAGAAGATTACGAGATACTTGATCAACTTGGCATGGCAATTCACCAGGAGAAGTTTGGAACGCCTCAGATGCGCATGGAAAGCACCATCGGTACCTTTAATCCTTTAATGGCACAGATGGGTCTTCAGCAGCCTGCTAGGGGCATACAACCAGATAAAGAAGCACTTGTTGACAAGATGGACCAACAAGCCTTAGAAGCTCAAGAGTTTCTAAAAAAGCTTACTAAATTTAATAAAAAAGATTAAAAATAGGAGTTATAAAAATGCCTAAAAAACCGACTTACTTTTCTAATCCAGAAATTGCTTCTTTTGCAAGAAAAGCCGGATTTCCAGAAGAATTAATTCCCACAATGGTTGGAATCTCAAAAGCCGAATCAGGAGGAGATCCTCTGGCTTTTAATCCCAATGCATCAACAGGAGACTTGTCATATGGTCTAATGCAGATCAATATGCTTGGGGGCATGGGTCCCGAAAGAAGAAAGGAATTTGGTATTAGAAAAAATGAAGAATTATATGATCCAACAACAAATTTTAAAGCTGCCAAAAAAATCTATGACCAACAAGGCTTAGGTGCTTGGTCTGTTTATCGTTCAGGTAAATATAAAGACTTTTTGCCTACGGGGGCACAAGTAAACCAAACAGGAACGCAAGCATTTAATCAATCCTTGATAGATCCAACCCAACCCTATTCAGAAGCTAGAACTGTTAATGGTATACCTGTCAATATTAATATTTCTGTTGAGTCAAAACAAAAAGAAACACAAGAAAGAAAAAGTCTTGCTGATCAATTAAAACAACAATTTATTACGACAGCATTGAGTCAGATAATGAATCCAATGTCAATGTTCCCAGGATTGCTCTAATGAATATAAGAAATTTTTCTAAGAACTACGAAACAAATTACACCCCTGGACAGCTTATCCAAAATTCTATTGAGAGATATTATCCTTATAACAAAGGAGGAATGATCGAACAAATCACTAAAGCTAGATATACAATTAAGCAACAACCCCCTGTGGACAACAGGTTTCAAGATTTTTTAAATTTACAAAGCAATCCTGATTTTTTATTTAATGCAACCATAGCGCCAGGACTATCTAACTTTAATCAGGCACTTCAGATGTTTAATCAGTAAGGTTATAATTAAAAAAAAGGTATAACAAAGTGGCATCTACTTCAACTAACAAGCAACCAGTATTGGTTGACAGACCTCTATTTGACTCTGTAAGAGTTACAACGCAAACAGTTGGCACTGTTTCTACTCTATTCGTTCAGGGTGGCCAAGCTCCTTCAATCCTGGTCGATATGGACGCAGAGCTTACGGAAGACAATAATAACGGCGGCGTAGTTGATGCAATTAATATTGTTAGAAACGATGCCTATAGAGCTGCAGATTTTACAATCAATAGCACCACATCTGGGAATGTCATTTCAATTAGCAGTGGTCAGATTTTATTCGTAGAAGATACCACTCAAGTTACAGCCACCGGTGCTCCCATGAGTGGTTATGGTTATTATCTTTATACCGGAGCAACAACGCTAACCGGTGTTAACACCGCACTTCATATTACCGGTGGTGATCCCAGTGGTTTATCAGGTGGCTTTACTTACACTGGTGCTGCTTTTGGTCAGCAAGACCCTGTAACCTTTGTGTTCTACCACACTCGTGGCACCACTACTCCCATTCCTGCAAGTGGTGATTACAAGGTTTTATTTTCAAAGACTATTCCTTTAAATACTCAACAAGTTGATTGCAATGATGTAATGCCTGACATCGCCTATCCTATGCCCCAAGCAGGTGATAGTGCTAGCCTGGCCGGCGGATCACCACTTAGAAACAAAGGAATCTACCTGGAACGTGGAGATAGAATTTATGTAGGTGTTGTCCCTAACGGTCCTCACTCTTCGGGATATGATCCAGGGGCTCATGTTTTTGCTCAAGGCGGATTCTTCTGATCATGGCCAAAAAGAACGGAAATTCATTCGGTTCTTTTAATTCTTTTTCAAAATCAAAAAGTATAGAACCGAAAGGCATAACTCCCATTAGAACAGAGTTTTCTAAAGGTTCAATTCCTGATTCAATTTATACATCAAATCGTGAATCTGCATGGTCCAGGTGGAGGAGAGGCTTTGAAATTTATTCAAATAGTTCGATAGGAGAGGTTTATAGTTATCCTTTTGATTATGTAATTCCAGTGGGTGGGTCGCCCACAACCGGCAATCAGCCAAGGATACCCGGCTTGTTTCAAGGCTTTCCGACCAAGAATAAAGAACTTGGTATGCACTGGGCCGGAGTAAGGCTTGGGGGCAGCCTGCGTTTAGACAATATAGAAGACCGATTCGGAACTAAGGCATCGATTGCTTCTGTAACAGAAGATGAAAACTTCTGGTATGTACAGCTATCAGGATCCTGGGGACCGTTTCCCTTTACGTTACCTGCTCCGCTGTTTGTTTTTACAGGGCCGAATAGGCCGCCACTTTATCCAATGAATGGTGAAGTATTTGAAACAAGAATTATAGAGCCAGGTGGAACACCAATAACATCAGAGACAATAGATCCGACAACACAAAAAAGATATGGTTATGTACAAGCAGTTGTTGTTGAAACAAGAGAAGAGACAGGTGTAATTAAACTACAAAAACAAGGATCAGTGGAATCCACAACTGATGCTGCATTTATTACTCCAGCCAGAACATCTCCACAAGTTGGTCGTTTCATGATGACAGGAACAAGGTACTGCTGTTCTTGTCAGGATTTTACCAGGAGAGACTATGCATATATCTCTCAACTTGGAAGCACAAGCAATCAAAAAATCTTTCCTCGTACTAAAGCATCAGTCATAAAACCAGGTCGATTTGAAAGAATGTATAGAGGTGAAGTGGTAACAGGGTTTGGGCCAATACCTAGCGTTAGACCTAAACTAGATGAGCAAGGCAGAAAGATTCCCGATGACCGAGCAATGTCAAAAGGAACAGAAGATCGTGCGATGGAAGTTATTGCTCCATCTGCTGAATACGAAATCCCACCGCAAGTAACGCCAACAAGTGATACTGAGCAAGGTGCAACCAGAGATAGGCCAGGTATGTTTAGAGACTTTGGTGGTGTCTATAAAAGAAGCACGCCATTACCTTCTTTAGAGGGTGCCACATCAGAAGGTATGCCAACATTTAATGATTACAAAACAAAAGAGAATGAAGATGGTTCATATGAGATAACATCCTTAACTGATTTTTGGACACCTTTGTTGGACGAGATTAGATATTGCANACATATCTATGCAATGAAATTTGCTGAAAAAGTATTCCCACCCGAACCCTCTGATTTTCCAATAGGAACTGCGGAAGGATTAGTCGAATGGGAACAACAGCTGGTTAGAAAAAACAAACAAAGATAATGAAAAAGCAAATTTACCAAATTGCTGTCAATGGTTTAGCGAAGATGGATGTACCACCCTACAACTGTGGCGCTCCAATGATGATGCCAATGGCGCAGANGTTATTTAACATACCGAGTGACTTTGTTCAGATGTCCAACTTTAGAATGTATGATAAGAATGGNAAAGAATATATTCCCTATGAAGGGGGGAGGCCCGGAACATAATGGCTGACTTTGGTGATATAGTTGATGGCGTATTTGTTCTATCGGAAGAACAAGTTAAAATTAGAAAATATGGATTCAGTCCTATTAAAGCCAGTGGAATACCAACCGTTTACCATGCAGGAGATGTTGTAAATCTTCCATATAGTGGCGGCGAAAAGTCTAGTATCGAGGCTTTNGGAGANTGCTGGGCAGCCTTTGCAACCGGAACTTGACTTATTAGTGTATACTAATAATAAGCCTTGAGGGCTAAGAGATTCTAATACTTTCAAGGCTTTGACTTTCCCGTTGTGTACAGTATGGCTAATACGCTATAAAACCTATGGAACNCAAGCCTCCTACGGACCAACGTATTGTAAATGATTATTTTAATCTTTTAGCTTCCCGTAAATTAAAAAACGTCGCATGGCTTTATGGAATGATTGCCACTTACGGCATCAAGCCAGACAAGTTATGGGATTTTAATTGGGGACCAGAAAACAGTATTATAGTAAAAAGCAGAAAGAAACCAATTTACCCGCTGCATCCGCAGTGGGTTATTTTGTTTGGACTGAAACAAAAAAGACCCCAACAATTGTGGGGTCGTATCAAAAGCTTGTGCTACGGTTTGTATCAAGAAATGGCAAACCAAAAAATAGATCTTAACATTACAGATCTATTACTTGCGCATAAAATTAGACGCAAGTATTATTCTGGATCTACCCAGCCATCATCTGATTCTCTGAAGACTGTTGCTCTTGCAAATGCTTCTTAACGGCATTGACGTTCCAGTAATAGCTGTCACGGGACCACGTCTTTCCAGGAAACGCGCTATAGTGTTTTCCAAGCTTGAGGGTCCCGTCATCCCGCAGGCGGAATAAAATCTTCCTATCAATCCCTNGCGCTTCTTCTGTCTNGTTGATGGAGGACCAACCCGTCATGTTTGCCATGGAAAAAAGTGGCGTACATATTCAACATACACAGAAATCAAGTTTTATCAAGTAATTTTATAAAGCCTTTTAATTTTAGAAAAATTTACCAATCTTAAAATAAAGTAACCGCAACTGAAGAGATGTTCAATGACGAGACGGAGCCCCTCTCCTTGCTCATTGAGATAACTCCTCGGATGGCGAAAAGGCGTTATCGTCAATCAATCTACGAAGCCTGGAACCACAGCTGTGGTTATTGTGGCAAACCAGCAACCTCACTTGATCACATCATTCCAAGATTTAAATCTGGTTCTAGCAACCGAAACAATCTAATTCCAGCTTGTCAGCGATGTAATAACAATAAAGGTAGCATGGATATGGAAGAATGGTATCGCAAACAGGATTACTTTTGTGAAGTAAAACTAGAAAGAATTAAAGCATGGACAACCGATGAGTATATATCTTGCAATATACATATTTATAATATAAATAACTTACCACCAGATCCAGAAGCTGCGTAAATAAATGACCTTTACTATTCTTAATCCCGGTCCGTTTGGTGGTGCAATAAATACGCCTCAAGTACAAAATAATCCCAACATTACAGTTGCTCCAACCACATCACCACCAGCTACATCACCAGCTACATTACCGCCGGCTACATCAGCGCCGACTAATACAGTTCCACAAAATCAAATCCCAGCAGAAAACTTTTATCCAACATCTACAGAAATCAAAGAAACAACTTTAGACAATAGAGATACATCGTATCCATTGGCTTACGTTCGATTCAAAAAAGATGCAAAATTTCCTGTTACTTTAAGTAATGGAATTACGATAGAAGTACCCCTAGAAGCTACTAATACCACCCCGGTACCCCCTGGCGCAGCGCCCGTTCAACCTCAATTTAATAATTATGTAGTAACAGCTTATATACCAAACGATCAACAGATAAAAGACGCACGTGTTCAATATGCGGAGGAAGGCAGACCCATACCTGGCAACCATAGAGCAATTGGTTACGCCTATCCTGATGGACGTTACGTTACTCCTCAAGGTCCGAGTGACAGAGCAAGAGAGGTTGGTAATCTTTTAATAAAGAGAGCTGGAGAAATTAAAAAAAAGTTTGACGCCGATAACGAAGTATATAGTGTATCAAAAAACATATACGATGAAAAACTTACGAATTATCAAAATGATTTAAAAATCCAAAAAGGTGTTAATGCCCTGGCAAAAGCAGCTGCCCAAGCAACTTTAGATAAAAGTCAAAATGAATATAGTGGTGATTATACAAAAAATAGAGATAAATTATTAGAAGAATTGCAAAGGGAAGGTATTAGTGATCCAAGGGGTTTAGAAAATGCCTTTAGAGAGTTTTATGTAAGTGCCGATTTAACGCCGTCAGAGCTTTCCGAGGAATTATATCAAGAAACTCCTTACGAAAGATTAGGCGATGCAAGAGATAAATTTGATAGTCAATACTATGAGAACCAAGAAGCTTTAATAAACCTAGAATACGGACCGAAACAACAATGGGAGAAGATTGTCAAAACAGATGATGTTGATATGTTGCATTTATATGGAGTAGACACAACCACCAGAAGAGCAGAAACTCCCTTCGAAACATATCTTCCTGATAATTTTTATCGTAATGATTACAGAATTAGAACTCAAAATGGCGAACAAGTCAGAGGCAATAGTCCATATGAAATATTAGCCTATGGTGCTAAAGATGAAGAAGGTAATTTTATTAAACCAGAACAGCTTGTTGACAAAGGTGTTGATTTTGTTACTGATAGCGATCTACAAAACGTTCGAAATATNCAACTGGGTGTCGGAAGAGACGATGAAGACGCTTTGATTCGTGAACTTCTCGAACAAGAGGGAGAAGTTTTCAATAGGTTGCGAGAGGAATATCAACTAGCAATGGGAGGCGAAAGCGAAGAATGGAAGAATTTACAGAACCAATANACCTGGGAAGATGGCATTCCTTTATTTGAACTTAATCAAGAAAAGCCATTACATTTTTTAAACCTATTAAGAATATCCGCTTCAGATGCATTAAACGATCCAGACAATGAAACAGCAAAAAGACACGCAAAAATACTAGAAGATATTAGAAATGAAGATGAAAATTATGATGCAGAGCTTAGGATTACAGATGCCGAAGATGTTATAAATTCTTTTGTTAGTGATGAAAGTAAAAAAGAAATCAGAAAATTTGGTGCATTAACAGAAGATGCATTAAAAAGAACACTTTCAGAAATTGAAAAACAAAGAGCCGAAGAAGCAAATCTAGCCTTTTTAAAGGGTTTTGGCAGCTTTGATGAAGTATTTAATGCTGCATCTACCATTACGGATTCTTTATTAAATGATACGGGAATAGGCGGATTACTTCCCTTAACAAGTAGTAATGCATCTAAATACAGAGCAGATTTAGAAAAAAACGTTAAAGACCTGGTCGGTGTTAATAACAGTGTTGAATATAACTGGGAAAATTGGTTTGAAAATAATTTATCTAGAAACTACAACACTCAATACTATCTGGATAATATTGAAAAATTTGAACCTTTAGAAAAAGGACAAGACATATTAGAAGCATATAAAAAAACACAACACCGTTATCCTCTTTTTGATATGTATGAAACAGAAGAAGTTGAGGTGGAAAATCCAGAAACAGGTGAAATTACCATAGAACAAGTTGACAAATATAATCAAGACTTTTTAAATGAAGCAGGCTTCTCAAGCTCTCAGGAATTAAATGATTTTCTAAATACTGAAACAGAAGAAAGCGCATATCTAAATGAAATAAAAAATATTATTCAACATGTTTCCAATGAAACGATTTCCAAAGCTGATAACAATAAAGAACTAGAAGAACTACTGCAAACACATAAAGATGATATCGATGAACTTGATAGAACTTTGCAGGAAGAAACAGGAGAAGAGGCCTTTGTTGTAACAATAAATGATGAAGAGCAAGCCATTAATGGCAGATTTTTACGTTCTTTTTTAAACGATTATTTAAAACCTAGGTTTAATACATCTCGCTCAATGGATGAATTTGTTGAATATATGGATGTTAGACAAAAAGAAAAAAATCCATTTCAAACAGAAGACTTTGCAAGTGCTATACGTGATGCCGGTAGAGCAGCATCAGAAGAATATCTCAAAGATGTACTGCAACCATTGGAGGGGCAACAAAGAAGTTTTGATTATGAGTACTACATGAATCCAATTGAAACAATAAAAGAAAGGGGAACAAGTACCATTGATACTGAAAACCCTCCCGAAAAATATATAAATCAAGCAGAAATTATTAATAGGGATTGGGAAATAGCAAAAAATAACCCTGATTCACTGGTAAATGCAAATGCCCCTGAAGGAACACCAAATTATGGTACGTGGGCACAACAAGCATATCGCTATGGCTATGATCTTAATAATGCAGAAGATTTTGCAAAATTACACTTTGATCTCTTAGGCTATAAGACTGGCGACGGAAACTATAATTTTGACCCAGCAGAAGATTACTTTAATGCAACAAGCATTCAAGATTTTTTAGATGGAAAATTAGTTCAAGTATTAACAGATAGAGCAACTCAGGTCAACAGTGTCTTCGGTCGCTTTATAACACCTGAAGAGTTTGCTGATGAATTTTTAATAGGCTTAGATCCAGCTAATGCTGAAGAATACGAAAAAGCCCTGAAAGAAGTTGGCCTGGAAGGATTCAAAGGAACATTGGATGAATTAAAAGAATATATTGTTCAAAACATTAGAACTGGTACAGCCCAAGCCATTCGGGAACAGATTAAATATCTAAACGAAAGAAGAAAAGAACCAACTCAAGAAGTTTTAGGTATTACTTATATTCAAAGACCAGAAGACTTTAAAGAAACAGGGGGAGTTGCAGACACACAATTATATAAATTTTTTCAAGATGCGGGGTATCAAGGATCTGAAAGTGAATTTTTTGAGACGTTTGCACCAGATCAAAACCGAGAAGACCTTGAATTAATTGCAACGATCTCAGACCCAAAGGGATTTAAGTTTGCCTTTGATTCAGAAGAGATGAGTGACCCATTTACCGCCCTGGGAACTTTTAATACTTTTCTTGAAGATTTTGATGAAGAAGAAGATAGCTCTGAAACAAGAGAAAGAGAAGAAGGGTTTTTTGATATATTTGGGAGTTATGATGAAGAAGAAGATATGTCTGATACAGCCAAAGGTTTCTTAGCAGAATTCACTTCATTTATTAAGCCTAATGTCTAATAAAAGAAAAAAAGCAGCTAAAGCTGCAAAGCTAGCAAAAGAAGACATGGCCTGCAACAAGCCACGTAAGACACCCGGACACGCCACCAAGTCGCATGTAGTGAAGGCATGCAAAGATGGGAAGGAAAAAATTATACGCTTCGGTCAGCAAGGCGTAAAGGGTGCAGGTAAGAACCCTAAAACAGCCAAAGATAAAGCAAGAAAAAAATCATATTACGCAAGACATAATGCACAAGACTCTAATCCTGATAAATTTTCCGCACGTTACTGGTCGCATAAAGTAAAATGGTAATTAAATGTGAACTGGATTTGTTAAGCATTCGTACATTATACGATGCCGTTTGCGATGCAATTAAAAATTGGCCTGGCTCTCCAGCAAGACCCGCTGAACAACAAGAAGATTACTTGCAACTGAAAACATTTTTATTTAGTATGCTATGTGAAGCCTCTTTGAAAGACGAATGAAAAATCAAAGCTACATTCAAGGATCTCCCAAAAAAACGAGCCAAGGACAGGGTAAGCACTCAAAAAGCAATCACGGAAGAAAAAAATTACGTGGACAAGGCAAATAAATTGTTATATTATTGATAATGATTTATCATTAACATGTTGAATTTTTCAAATGCGATAGATTTGATATGTAAATATGAAGGATTCAATGAAAAGGCATATCCAGATCCATGCACTGGTGACGCCCCCTTTACCATTGGCTATGGAACACAATACTATCCTGATGGTGAAGCAGTAAGCGGTGAGCACCGTTGCACCGAAGAAAAGGCACTGGAATATTTAAATAGTGAAATTAATTTAATTAACAAGGATTTAGATAAATTAAATTTAAATATTGATGAATCAATGCGTGAGGCGCTAGTTTCTTTTATACATTCAATTGGATGGTCGCCATTTTTATTTACTTGTATTTCAGAGCACATTGAAAACGAAGATTGGCTTGAGGTTGCCACACAATTTTCTAGATGGATCTTTGATTGTGATCATAATGTTATTGGTAATTTAGTAGACAGAAGAAGAGAAGAAATTAAATTATTTTTTAGTGAATTAAATGATTCAGCATGGGGGTCAACTGAAATTTTATTACATGCTTTTCGTAATTATGTGGCAACACCAAATCAAGTTAGAGCAATTCGAAAGTTAGAAGAAAACATTGCTCCCCAAATCCTGGCGGATTTTGGCAATGAATTCGATGTTAATAAAGGATTCTGGTTAGATTAGAATAGAGAAAAGAAAACCAAAACTAATGGATAGTATTCCCGAAGCTCAAGAGTTTATTCTTCCATTAGAGCTGCAGTTTTCGATGCGCAAGGCGGAGATTCAAGCCCAAGATATGACTTGGGAAGAACTGCATTCTGCTCTCTTGAATCTCTATCATCAACGACTGCTAGAGTGGCAAGCTATAAAAGAAATCATGGATAGTGAGAACATTAAAATAGACTTTGATGTCCCCACTGAATTAGAGCTAGCTGAACTTGCAGCTTGCATGATACAAGATGATGACGACGAAGAAGATGATCCCTTTGAAATTGTTTAATTAGTATCAATTAAACGTGTCAAGTACCACTGAGCCTTTTTTAAAGACTCAACACCCCCTTTATGCTTTTCTCTCCAGATATATTTGGCAACGTTACCTTTTAGGTACCCTCTATATTCTTCTTTGGTTAGCTGCGCTTCGATTGCTTCAATGCATTCAAATCCACCAGAAGAATAATGAGGTGGATGATTAATCATATTTTCAATATTGTTGTCGTAGTCATATGTATTAACAATATGACTTGGATAGCGACTAAGTTTATGGATTTCGGTATCAGCGTCACCTGAAACCTCGAAAACAACTGATTCCAGTTGCTTATTTACTACATCACCAAACCACGGCGCTGAAGGGATCTGATGCCCTCCATCGTCACATCCGCTGATGGAAGGTTCATTCCCACCCTCTCGCTCGACATAGGAAGAGTCCCCGGATACATGTGTGCCTCTTCGACTGCTGGAATGTAACCAGTCTTCCCCGGCCTGCTCATCCCCTCTAATGCTAGATTTTTCCTTTCCATCCCCGTTTCGCATGCTACAAGACCACGATTATACATATCATACAGAGGCACATCGTTATCTGTGTTATCAAGAGGTTGACCAAAATCGGCTTCAGTCAAACAACGACAACTAACTTCATCTTGAACAAAGCTATCCAAAAATCCCGCAGCATTCATTAACATTTTTAGTTTGATTTACTTCTCTTACAATAATACTATGGCAAAATCAGATAAAGAAATTGTTCGACCTAAATTACGATCCTTTAAAAGATTCCGCAAGTTCTGGTAGTGAAGTAACTGATTTAAATCCGGAAAGAATTTACGATACAGACTTAAGAAGAGTAGACGAAAGAGATGCAGGTATTGTTCGTCGAACAAATGATAAACAAAAACGCGTAGCTAAATTCATGCGAGCAGTTAAATCAGCAAATAAATTTAGACAAAAAGCAGAAATAGATTACCCCCTTGGTGAAGGGGGAGATGTACCCGGTTATTTTGATGGAGATCGATTTGGTCGCGGAGGCGGAACAAACTACGCAGAAAAACCAAAACGATTTTCAGGTAAACCTTACGGTTAAACCTTTGAAAAAACTACCTCTTTCTTTTGGCTTTGATACTTACCTTTTCTGTCCTGGTAACTAACAGCACAAGGTTTACCGCGATGAAATATTAACTGTGTAATTCCTTCGTCAGCATAAATCCTGTTAAACAAACCAGTACAATTACTAATTTCTAGAGTAAGGTATCCTTCCCAGCCAGCTTCAGCTGGAGTAATGTTAACAAGAATTCCCGATCTAGCGTAAGTAGATTTTCCGACAGCAACTACTGTTACATTCCTGGGAAGCTTTAAGTGTTCTTGCGCAACGCCAAGGCAATAACCATAGGGAGGCAGGATAAAATATTGACCGTTTTCATCTTCTAATAACTCAGCTGGCTTTAAAATATCCGTATCAAAATTTTTAGGATCACAATCTCCTCTTTGAGTACCGCCAAAGATTAAGCATTGGCTAGGAGATAAACGAATATCATAGCCATAAGAACCAAGACCGTAGCTGAGAATACGTTTGCCATTTTTTTCTTTACAAGAATAATCAATAAAAGGAGAAATCATTTCATGCTGTTCAGCAAGCTCTTTAATTTCCCAATCTGACAACACTGACATGAAGTGTACTTTCCTTGTATAACTACATTAAACAATAATCCTCCCTTTTGGGGAGTAAATTTCAATAAATTTTTCAGTACTAGAAGTGGGATCCTGTTTTGGCTGAAGATAAACCAAAAGAGAAGTACAAGTGCGCTGCTCTGTTACACCTTTACTTGTCTTTTTAATTAAAGTAGGTGCGGTTTTTAAAATGCACACAGGAAAATCAAAAATTTTTTGTTCATATCGAATCATATCAGGACAATTTGTAAAATATAAACCTTGTTCAATGTCACCATTCCACCAAGATTTATAAAGTTTTCTAAACCAAACAGCATGTGATGAAACCAGACTAGGAGAAGAAGCCCTGGTCATCTTCCAGCGATCTTCTTTTTTATGCCAAAAGTAAGCCCCCGCCGGAGGAAATAAATACACACGACCAAACCAATCCTGTAAGTTTAACCCATCGTCGGTTGGGGTAAAATAATTTTCAGCCTCTATATGCTCATTAGCAAAATTTGAACTAGCAACATCTAACTCAATGCCTCCCAGTAGTTCGTGCGCAGCAGAGGTTAAATCATAGTTTGTTATATATTCTCGGTCTTCATCTAGACCATAACGAATATTGGGTATTGCCATTATTGTTTATCTTTTTCATACTCAACTTCAAAATAACGTATTCCACTATCATCATTGATGATGTACGCTGCTTTTTCTTCTGGATTTATTTTTTGAGCGGCCGCCAGAATCCTTCTAAAGGTTTCAGCTAAATCACCATTGTTTTGAGATTCACACTCTTCTTCGGCTGCATGAATTTCTTTTAGTGTTAAAAAGAAAACAGTACGCTCACCATCTGGCTGAAAACAAAGTACCCCAGGACCCTCGTGCATCCAAAACTTTCTATACATTTTACACATATCACCTAAAATAAATTTAGATGTTGTTTCAAGCATCTTTACTTTTTCTTCATCAATGTCTTTTCCAAGGGTTGCTCGAATTAACTTTTCTCTGTTGTTCATTTTTTAAACAATCCTTGTTTAGATAAAGATTCTAATAGTTTTGGAAGAGGCCTGTATATTACAACTAATTTACCAAGATTGCCTCTTTTTTTAATCAACTTGCCATTCTCGTCTTTTAATTTATCAAATTCACCAGACCTAATTAAATATTCTGCTACACACCTTAATCGACGTTTTAAGGGAAGTTCCGCCAAGGGAAACTTACCGCAGATTGTATCCGGCTTCATATCTCTAAAAGCCATTCTCAATCTATTTGCCAGAGTCATTTGAAATCCTTCATCCTCCTGCTCATAGTTTTTTAAATTTTCAAGATACCTTTGAAGGCACTTTGAATCAAAGGATCCCTCTGGAGGCAAAAAACAAGACACCTGCTTGACCAAAGAAACCGGTAGCTTTTCTTTGAAATTATCTAATGTTATGGATTCTAGATCCAAATTATCAAAACGATTAGCCATTTTAAATTAAGTCCTTATGAGATGTTTTATATAAAGGCTTTTTTTTATAAAGATCGGAAGACTCAATTTTTTTATTTTTGATAAATGATTGTATGACCTGATTCCATGGGATTCTTATAATTGCTTTTCTTTGACCATCGGGAACTATATTGATATAGTGGACGCCTTCTTTCCAGCCAGCATCTGGCTTGCTTCTGCCAAGCGCAATCCAGTTTCTAATTGTTTGATCAGAAATATTTAATCTTCTGCCGCATTCTTCAGTGGAAATATATTCATCTGCATAGGCATCGGGGCAAAGGGACGAGGAGGTTTTATCGGGGTGATTGTCATACCACATTGAATTAAGTACATTTTTTATACTTTTAAGTTCATGGGCTACATCTTCTATTGCTTTTTTAATGCCATTCATAACGCAATACATTTAATTTAATGCTAGTCTATAAAAAAATTAAACCGATCATGGAAAACCAAGAACCACAGGTTGAAAATACTCCCCAATTTTCTCCGGAAATGATTGCGGAAATGAAAAGGCAGGCAAAAGAATTAACCGTCAGACAAGTTTTAGAACGCCGAAATACGCCTCAGCCATCTATTCCACAACCACTACCCAATCAACAAAGAAATCAAAATATTCAAACTAGAGTGGTAAGACGAAGCTTAACACTAGCAGAAATTTTATTGATGTTCACGCTTTCATGCGGCTTGGTTTTTGGATTGCAATCCTGCTGGAATGCAACATCAGAATATTTACCTCGAATTGAAATTAAAATGCAAAAATAATAGAGATGCAGTGGAATTATAATTACGAGTAGGCATGAATATGTTAAGTGGCAGATAGGAAGATCTCAGAATTATCAGCAATCGCGGGTGCAGATATTGCAAACGACGATTTATATACGGTTGTTGATGTTTCTGAAATAGATCCGGGACTTAAAAATAGAAAATTTACTTTCCTTGCATCCAGGGAATATTATAATATTTATTATTTACAGTTAACTGGTGGCATTATTGCCGGTAGCTTAACAGTTGATAACGATCTTACTATTGGTGGAACGTTTGCCCCCCTAAACGTTCAAATATCGGGCACTGGTACCTTTAACCAATTAGTTTGCACGGGAACCGGAGAGTTTAGAAACTTACTCAGCGGCAACACAATTACTGGTTCGGACTTAAGGGGTACCAATGCTAACATCACAACAGGAAATATTACAGAAATTATTTGTGTAACAATTACAGGTACATCTGCAGGTTTTACAGTCGTTACGGGGACCACTGTAACAGGATCAACAGGTAAATTCACACAAGTTACAGGCCAAGAAATTGCAGGTGTTAGTGGTTTATTTAGTTTAGTTAGTGGCGCTGCTATTACTGGCGCAGCAATTAATACAACCGGTACGTTATCTGGTACCACTATTACCGGTGAAACAGGTAAATTTACAAACATTCAATCAACAAACATTACCGGCACAACAATTACCGGGATTACAGGTAAGTTTTCAAATATTAGTGGAACTAATATTACTGGTTTAACCATTACCGGTACAACCATAAAAGGAACAACAATTACCGGAAATACTGGAACATTTACTTCTTTAACGGGAACAACAATTACAGGACAAACCGGTAAGTTTATAAGCTTTAGCGGAACAACTGGTAATTTTGTTTCTTTAACAAGCCAATTTATTACGGGATCTACAGAGATATCCGGCTTAACAATTAAATCCCCAACAGGTGATTTTAATCAAATCACAGGAGAAACAGGAACATTTACAACAAAACTAAGCGGAAACACGGTTACTGGTAATACAGGTTTATTTACTACGCAGCAAGCTGTTTCCGGTATTTTTACAACTAAACTAAGTGGTCAAACAATTACTGGCGTTACTGGACAATTTACCTCTTTAACAGCTTTAACTGGTACATTTATAAATCAAGTAAACATTCCCAGTATTTCAACAACAGGTGATGTTGAAATTGGTGGAGATTTAACTGTTACAGGTAGTGGTTTCTTTCAAAGCAATATATCTATTACCGGAACAGTAAGTGGCACTACTCTCTCCGGAATTACTGGCACCTTTGGTGACATTACTTCAAACACAATTACAGGTTCAACTTTAATTACAGGTGAAACAATAAATGCAAACAATATTACCGGTACAACAATTACCGGTGTTACGGGTAAATTTACGTCAATAACAGGAACAAATATTACTGGTGTGAACATTACCGGTCAAACCGGTAAATTCTCAAGCATTAGCGGTACCAATGTTCAAGGAATAACCGTTACGGGTACTACAGGTAATTTTGAAATTATTAATGTTTCAAGATTAGATGCCACAACAAAAATTTCTGGTTTAACAATCACTGGTCAAACCGGACAATTTAAAACAGCAACCATTAGTGGCTTTAATGCCATTTCGATTACCGGTACAACCATTACCGGTACAACTGGTAATTTTGAATCCATTACAGCAACTGTAATCACAGGCACAACAATTACCGGAACAACAGTAAAAGGTATTACTGTTACAGGAACAACAGGTTTATTTGATAACTTAACCGGAAATACAATTGGATTTGGAACTCTTGATGTTGAAACAGGTAATTTTACAACTGTAAGTGGTGTATCGGGTACTTTTACAGATACCTTATCTGGTGAAATTATTGCGGGTCAAGATTTATCTGTAAGCAGAATTACAGGCAGTACCAGAGTTGTTACTGCTTTATTAAGTGGTA